GCCCGTTAGGCTGGCGCGTCCATAAATTATTTATAATTTATGAGACGACACCTGACGCCCGTTAGGCTGGCGCGTCCATAAATTATTTATAATTTATGAGACGACATATATTGTTAAAAAAATTGATTTTAATAATTAATAATTATAATGTATATTATAAAATGGCAAAAATATCAAAGTGTTTAGCAAAAAACCGTTATAATGATAATTGTAGAAATTATCAATTAGGGGAAAGTAATTTTTGTACTTTTCACCAATATATGAATGATTATACAGAAGAAATGTTAAAAAATTCAACTATATGTTCTGGATGTAAAAAAATGTATTATTTAATAGATACAAAACAATGTGAAAATTGCAAATTAAGAGGTAAAAAAAATAGGGATATTTCTAAAATTAATAAAATAGTTTGTAAAAAAGATGGTTGTGATTTCAAAAAATCAGCAGAAAATGATTATTGTGGTATTCATCAGAAAGAATATTTTAAAGAACAGACAAAATTATCAGGAAAAAAAGTGTGTCGTAATTATAACAGAGGTTGTTATTCACAGTTGTTAGAACATGATAATTTCATGAGTTGTATTGATTGTAGAAAAAAAGAAAGAGTTAATAATAAAAAAGATAATACAGAATTAACAGACAATTCTTCAAATAATTCAATAATAATAAAACAAAAAACAGATTTTATAAAAGATAATAATTATAATTTAGATATAAAAAATTCAAAAATAATTTCTGAATTAAAAAAAGAACATTCACATTATTTTATTGAAGAATATATGACAAAAACAACAAAATTAATTTTAGAAATGATACATAATTATGAGTTATTGAATATAGATTTTAGACATTCTGAAACATATTTAGAATATGATTATCAAATAAACAAAATAATGCGATATGTGGAAGCAACTAACCAAAATAATAATTATCCATTTGGAGATTGTATACTGTGTTGTAACAAATGTAAAAAATTAATGCCAAAAGATTGTTTTATTAAAGATTCTGAAATATTAAAAAATTCTGAAATATTAAAAAATTGTATTGTATGTAGAACACATGGACAAATAAAATCAAGACGCGAAACAAGAATAATAAGTAAAAAAGTATGGAAAGAAAATAATTATGATAAATGTGCTAAATATTGGTTAGATGCAAGAGGAAAACAAATAGAAGAAAAAGGAATTGAAAAATATTTAGAAGATAATGCAAAACAATCTAAAAAATGGAGAGATAATAATCCAGAAAAAATGATAATAATTAGTAAAGAAAAAAAAGAAAATATAAATTGTCATTATAAAAATTATGAAAGAGATGCAAATTATAAAAATATAAAATTTGAATTATCATATGAAGAATTTGAAGAAATTGTAAAAGAAAAATGTCATTATTGTGGAATAATTCAAGATAAAGGATTTAACGGAATAGATAAAAAAATATGTGTTAATGGTTATACAAAAAATAATTGTTTATCTTGTTGTGAAATGTGTAATATTATGAAAGGAACTTTGTCTCCTAATGTATTCTTAAATAGAGTTGAACATATATTAGTATATAATAATCTTATTGACGGAAAACAATATCCTGAATGTTTTGCAGATCATAATAGCAGTAAATTTCATTCTTATAAATATAGAGCAAATAAAAAAAATTTAAAATTTGACATAACACAAGATGTTTATTTGTCAATAATAGGTAAAGATTGTTATATTTGTGGAAAAGGAACTTTTAATGAACATACAAATGGAATTGATCGTATAGATAATAATGAAGGATATGTTAAAAATAACATTGCACCATGTTGCGGTGAATGTAATTATATGAAAAATAAATTTAAAAAAGAAAATTTTTTTGAAAAATTAAATCAAATATATGATAATAAAATTAAAAATCATGAAGAAAATTTATTAAATAATAATGATGCGAATAAAATAACCGATTATTTAGAAATAAATGGTGATATAGAACAAAATAATAAAATTATTTATCATCATTTAAATAAAAAATCATCAGAAGAAATTATTGAAGATAGTATAATAAAAAAACAGATAAAACAGCAAATTTTAAAAGAAAAATATTCGTGCGAAGAATATAAAAAAAATAGAGCATTAGAAATTGCGGAAAATAAAAAAAAAGGTGGTAATCTAAATAATGTTAATAAAGAATTAAAAAATAATGGGACTGGCACTCATAAATTTTAATTTTTATAAAAAATATAATTATTTTTCATTTGTTTTGATATAAAAATTTTTTTAAATATTTTTATTTAATATTAGTATATTTAGAACTAATAATCATTTAAATAATTAAAATAAATTTATATTAATATAATAAACAGAAAATATATTAATAAATATATAATCTATTATTCTTTTTATATTTTTATAAAAACTTAAAAGATTTACTATTATACTTTTTTAAAAATTAATACATATATTTAAAAATTAAAATATTATGATATCAAATAACACCATAAAAATACTTTTTAATATAATTTTATTATTGTTATCATCTTAAATTAATGACTGCCTCTCCTAATGATTTAAATGAAAAAATATTTTTAACATAATATTTTTATTTGAAACAATAAAATATTTTAAAATCTAATAATTAGATTTTAAAATTATAAAAAGTAACACAAAATTATATGAAATAATAAAATAAAAATGGTCGAGGTAATCACTTTTTGGCTAATTACTGTACGCCAAACCGCCCATACCAGACATCACTCTTAAGACATTGTAATTTGTATCATAGATATAGCATTCAGAACTTGGTCCAACAATACTGAGGGGAGGGGGATTTCTTGAAGGATCGGCATAAGGTGTGTCAGTCCATAAATGTAAAATAACTGTTGTGTTATCAATACGGGATAAGTTGCATGTACCACTTGGTTGATGTTGTTCTGGGTGTAAAGCAAATGAATATACATTTACGCCATTTGCTGGTGTAGAACTGTGGTAATCATAAGTTTGTATTAAGTTGAAATATGCACCTTCTCTTACATCAAATCTATCGTGACCGTTTAATTGAATTAAACCTGTTTTAACTGGGTTATATTTGTTGTTAATTAATAAACCTGTTACTGTTGGTAAATTAGCCCAAATGTCCATATCTGAAAAATTGTTTCCTGTTGATTTGGCTGAATATCTGTTATCTGTCCAATTTGCAACTGGAACTGATACATCTCTTACTGTGATATCTTGTTCCCATGGTTTTACTTCATATGTTAATGTTCCTAATTTTCCTGTTCCATCTTGGTTTACAACATTGTAATAAACTACAATTGCGAATTTTTTAACATAATCACCTAAGTTGTAGTTTGGATATTGAGGATTTGTCATTACATCGCGTCTGAATTTGAAGTTTACATTTGATGCATCGGCACTTGGATTTACTTGGTTAAATAATTCTTTGGCATAGAATGATGGGGGTTGTGAATCATCAACACCTTGGCCTGCTTGGTATGTAAATACTGAAAATTTAGATTGATTTCTTGTATTTGTATTTAATGGATTTACTGTGTTCCATTGATCATAATTTACTGATGATATGTTTACTTCAGGGAAATTTGCTGGTGTTGGAACTGGAATTAATGATGTATCAGCAACTGTGACAGAACCACTAATCACATTTTCTGCTGCATATACTAATGCAAGTGTCCAGTCATCAGAATTTGAATAACATAAAAATGGTGAGTTCATGCTGATGTAGTCACCAGATTTAATGTCCCAAATTAATTCTTTTGTTGGATGATTGAATCCAAGTTTTACACGAAGAGGATTATTTACAACTGCTTCTTCACCTGTGTATTGGAGTTGATTTATTAAATATTCATGTCCTACTTGGGCAAATCTTCTTCTTTCTTCTGTGTCAATGTAGACATAATCTACTAATAATGATGCATCATTCATTACACCAATACCATTTCCTAATTTGGAAAGATTTAAGTTATTGGAATATACAATTAAATTGTTAAAGTTGTTAAATTGTATCCAAAGTCTTACTTCGTGGTATTGTAAAGCAATTAATGGTAATGCTAAACCTGTATTTGTGTTGCACCAAAATACTAAGGGAACAAATAATATGTAATTTTGTGTAAAGTTTCCTTGTGAATCTGGTGATCTTAAAGCTGTTAATTCATCTACATTACCAATTAATGCTCTGTATGCTGGTTCTGTATTAACATCTTTTGTTAAATCGTGCCATGTGGCCATCCAGTGACCATAATGTTTATCAATTTGAGAACCTCCTATTTCAAATTGAATGTAATCAATAATGAAATGACCTACTTCTCTTGCCCATGCAAATAAATATTTTGATCTTTCTAATTCAGATTGTGGGTAGTTTGTCATTGATACTTGACCTAATTCTATTCTTAAATACATTCTTGTCACTAAATCTCCGTTTCTTGTTATTGTTACTGTTACTCTTTTTCCAAAATCGGCTGTTCCGTTTAATGTTAATTCTACTGTTTCAATTGCAAAATTTGTGTATCTTCTATATACGACTTTAAAAAAAGTGATCTGTGGATTACCTGTAAGATACACATCTTGTGCACCGTAAGCTACTAATTGCATTAAGCCACCGCCCATAAGTTATTATATATTATTGGTTTAGAAAAAAAAATTTTATAATTTAATTCAAAAATTATTTTTTTTTGAATTAATCTATATAAAAATTATTTTTAATTAAAAAGAACTTATATTATTTTATATTATATATGAGTTCGCAATTTAAATTCAAACCTGACAAAATTAAACACCTAAGCACTATTGACACTCTTGATAGCTCACACAAAAAATATATTAATGATTTCGAAAAAAAAAGAGATGATGTTCCACAAAAAGAAAAAAAATTATTAAAACTTAAAAATGATTTAGAGTTATTGGATTCAAATAATTCAGAACTTTTTAATTATATTTCTGTTCGTTCTAAATTAATTGATGAAATTAATAATCTTAATGAAGAATTAGAAAGAATTAATAATTATGAAGATGAATTGAGTTATTATGAAAAAACACACGAAATTTTATTTAATTATTATGATATTATTGATGGACATAAACTTGTTTCTAATGATATTAATAATAATTATATTAATAATATTAACAATTTGGAATTTTCTGATATTAATATTAATTCTACTCTAAATTCTACTCAAAATTCTACTCTAAATTCTACTCTAAATTCAATTCCTTCTGATGATTTATATATTAATAATATCGCTATTTCTGATATTAATAATACTATTTCTAATAATAATAATAATAATAATAATAATAATAATAATAATAATAATAATAATTGGGAAATAGATGGGATACAAATATTTAAGAAAACAGATACACTTGATAAATTAGATTTATTAAATCAAATGTCAAAAATGAAAAGAAAAGAGAAAAAGACAACAAGAAAAAGAGTAAAAAATGTTGAATTATTAATTTGTGATAGTAATAATATTTTTGATTATCTTGATGGAAATAATAAAAAAACTAATACAACTGAAAAAACAAATAGTGAAAATAATATTATTGATACAGAAAACACAAATAGTGAAAATAAAAATACAGAAATAATTAATGATGAAGATGATAAATTAAAAATAAAATATGATAGGGCAAGTTTATTTAAAGATTATAAAATATTATTAGAAGGTTATATATCACAAAAAAAAACAAATAAACAATGTTTAAATTGTGGTCCATTAGTAAATAAAGTTCTTAATTATTCTGAAGGTATGTATGTGTGTTTAACTTGTGGAGAAGTAGAAAAATGTATAATTGAAAATGAAGTTTCAAATTATAAAGAACCAATGGTAGAAAAACCAACATTTCCTTATAAAAGAAAAAATCATTTCTGTGAGTGGATAATTTATATCTTATTAAACAATAACTGCTCACAAAAGTGGATATAAAAATATCTGCTAGTTTAATTTAATAAATTAAGCGACATATTCAAATTGCGGGAACATTCTTATAAATCTTAATTACCATTTTATTTAGGATAACTAATTAAAAGAACACGGTTAATAGCCGTTTAAATTAACATTATGATAGTAAGGTAAAAATATTAAGATTATTATTACGGAACAATCCGCAGCCAAGCTTTAAAATGTATATTTTGAAGAAGGTTCAGAGACTAGATGGATATGGGCATTTATTAATGCTTAAGGTATAGTCCAAATGGGTTAAGTCAATTTCAAGCTAAAGAATCAACAGAGATTGATGAAAATATTATAAATATGATTAAAATGGAACTAAAAAAACAAAGAATTAGAAATATCGATAAAATGGATTTACCTAAATTTAAAACAATACTTAAAAAATTAAAATTAAATGATTATTATGAACATATACCATATATTAAATCATTAATTACAGGTATTCCAGCACCAACTATTAATCGGGAAACAGAAGAAAAATTTAAAAAAATGTTTGACCAAATTCAAGAACCTTTTGATAGACATTGTCCTCCTGAAAGAATAAATTTTTTATCTTATTCTTATGTTCTTCATAAATTCTGCCAACTTTTAGAATTAGACGATTTTATTAAATGTTTCCCTCTTCTTAAATCAAGAATTAAACTTAGAAATCAAGACCAAATATGGAAAGGCATTTGTAAAGATTTAAAATGGCAATTCTATCCAAGTGTATGATTTGTACTTTATTTTATTTTTATTATTAAAAATAAAATATTTTTGTATTATATAATGAATAATATTAATACTGAAAATAATTATGTTCTTGATTATAAAAATTATCATTTAACTCAATTAATGAAATTTTTAACCAATTTTATTTTAACTTATTTATTTCTTGAAATTTTATTTCTTAATAAAGATTATTTTTCTAATATTCAATTGATTTTAATTATATGCACTTTTAGTTCAATTTTATTATATATTTTAGATGCTAATTTCCCTTCTTGTTCTATTATCATAAATAATAAATAAATTGTTGAATTGTTATTTTTGTTTCAAATGGAATTTTTATGTATTTTTTATATTCTTCATTTTCAATAATAATTTCTTTTATTGTTATTGACATATTTTCTACTTTTTTATTTAATTTATTGTCTGAATTAAATTTAATAAATATTTTTTCAATGTGTTCTGGCAAATTATTTATCAATTTACTACCATTCCATAATGATAATTGATTAACAGTTTTTGGTATGGTAAAATTATAATCTTTAGATTCAATATGCAAATAAAATAATTTTGATGGTACATTATCTAATGATTTATTAAAATTTTTACCAATAATTAAATGAGTTAAATTTTTTGGTAAATTATTTACTGGTTGATTAAAGTTATTAGCAAAAGTTAACTGTTTTAAATTTTCTGGTAAATTATCTACAACTTGATTAAAATAGTTTCCAAAAGTTAAATGAGTTAAACTTTTTGGTAAATTATCTACTTTCTTATTAAATCTTTCACCAAAAGTTAAATGTGTTAAATTTTCTGGTAAATTATCTATTGGTTTATTAAAAGAAAAGCCAAAAGTTAAATGAGTTAAAGATAATGGTAATTTGATTAGTTTTTTGTTAAAAAATTTGCCAAAAGTTAAATGAGTTAATTTTTTTGGTAATTTTCTTATGGTTTTATTAAAACTATAACCAAAAGTTAAATGAATTATATTTTTTGGCAAATTATGTAAAAGTTGATTATAATCATTTCCAAAAGTTAAATGAGTTAATTTTTTTGGTAAATTTGGTAAAAGACGTTTAAAACCACCAAAAGTTAAATGAGTTAAATTTGACAAATTTTGTAAAGATTCATTAATATAACCCATAAAAGTTAAATGAGTTAAATTTTCTGGTAATTTATTAACTGGTTTATTAAAACAAGAACCAAAAGTTAAATGAGTTAAATTTTCTGGTAATTTATTTACTGGTTGATTAAAACAAGAACCAAAAGTTAAATGAGTTAAATTTTCTGGTAATTTATTTACTGGTTGATTAAAACAAGAACCAAAAGTTAAATGAGTTAAATTTTTTGGTAAATTATCTACAGGTTGATTAAAATAAATACCAAAAGTTAAATGGGTTAAATTTTTTGGTAAATTATCTACAGGTTTATTAAACCATTCACTAAAAATTAAATGAGTTATTTTTTTTGGTAAATTATTTACTGATTTATTAAAACATTTGCCAAAAGTTAAATGAATTAAATTTATTGGTAAATTATCTACATGATGACTAAAATTATTACCAAAAGTTAAATGAGTTAAATTTTCTGGTAATTTATCTACTGGTTGATCAAAATAAATACCAAAAGTTAAATGAGTTAAATTTTTTGGTAAATTATCTACTGATTGATTAAACTTAGAATATTCACCTTTATCAGAATTTTCGTAAAATAGTATAATTTCTGTTTCGTTAGGTATGTCTTTTAATTCTTCATTAAAATCATAAGGTAATATTAAAGTTTTTGTATCTTCATTATAATATTTTATAAAATTCATTATTTATATAGTCATTTATAAAAATAATGTTTTAACAAGATTTTATTAAAAAATATTTTGTGTATTATTTATGATGATGATAATTATAGTGAATAATCTTTATTAAAATTCATTTTTGTCAATTGTTATTTTAGTTCCAAATGGAATTTTTATGTATTTTTTATATTCTTCATTTTCAATAATAATTTCTTTTATTGTTATTGGTATATTTTCTACTTTTTTATTTAATTTATTATCTGAATTAAATTTAATAAATATTTTTTCAATGTGTTCTGGCAAATTATTTATTAATTTATTATTATACCATAACAATAATTGATTAACACTTTTTGGTATAACTAAATTATCAATAAAATGATCTTGAAAACAATATTCATAATCAAATTCAATACCCAAATAAAACAATTTTTTTGGTAAATTATCCAATGATTGAACAAAATGCTTATCAAAAGTTAAATGAGTTAAATTTTCTGATAAATTATCTACTGATTTATTAAAATAATGTCTAAATGTTAAATGAGTTAAAGTTTCTGGTAAATTATCTACTGATTTATTAAAACAATGACCAAATGTTAAATGAGTTAAATTTTCTGATAAATTATCTACTAATTTATTAAAATAATGTCCAAATGTTAAATGAGTTAAATTTTCTGGTAAATTATCTACTTTTTGATTAAAATTAAAACCAAAAGTTAAATGAGTTATTTTTTTTGGTAAATTACACCCTTTTACAAAAAAATGGGACACTTTTTAAGGATTTTTCTTTATAAATTCTTGTGCTTTTAAAAATAAATAGTTAAAATAATTTTCTAAATTTATTTTTTTGATATTTTCTTTTATTATTTCTTTTATATTTTTTACTATTTCTTCAAAATTTTGAGGAGATTTTATTTTTAAATAATGTTTTAATTGATTAAAAAATCCCTCTATTGGTAAATTTGTATTTGGTCTATATCTTACACTATATAAATAATTATTTTCTGTTTCTAATATTTTTTCTTTTACTTCTTTTGCTTTATGAAATATTGCATTATCTAATAACAGTACATGATTTTTGTATTTATTTTTTATGAATATGTCAATAAAATTTATAAAGTCATTCTTATTTATTCCTCCCGTTTCTTCGAATAATTGAATTCCTATTATTTTACCATATTTTATAGCACATAAACAATTATATTTTTTATATGGATAAAGATTAGTATTATAATATACTCGTCTTCCTTTATCATTTCTTCCATGACTCTGTATCATATTTATATAAATTGCTGTTTCATCTATTGAAATTATTTTATCTTTATCATGTTTCAATAATATTTTATAAAACTCTTTTAATTCCTCTTTCTCATTACCTTTTGCTGGAAAATAACGCATTCTTAATTTTTTATATGTTATATTTAATTCTTTAGTTAAAAGTCTATGTATATCTACATAGTTATATGTTGTTTTAAATTTTTTATTTGTCTCTTTTGCTATTTGCTTTAATGAGGTATTCGGATATTCTTTTATATGTGTTTTTATAAAATTTTGTTTTTCATTATCAAAAATTATTTTCTTTTTACTTTGTTTTCTTTCAATATTATTTGTAGTTAAATATTTATTAACCCATCTTTGTAATGATGTTTTTGAACAATTAAAGATTTCACAAGTTTTTCTATAACTTTTATTTTGTAAATAATAATTTATAGCAGTTTTTTTATAATCTATTGAGTGATGCGAAGACATATCTATATAATAAATACATACATCTTTAAAAAAATTAAAATTTTATTATTTTATCTAAAATTTTTTTATAATCATTTACATTAGTATAAATCCAATTTATATAATTTAAATCTGTTTTAATTATATCTATAATATTACATTCTATGTACTTACCAAATTTTAACTTGTCATTTAATTTTTGATTGGAAATAAATATTTCAGTATCACAAATAGGACAACATTTATATATTTTATTTTTGTATGAACAATTACAATCTTTAAGTTTTAATAAATTACATTCATTATATTTATTTAATAATTTATCATCATAGATATTAAGTATGTCTTTTTTTAATTTATTAAAATTGATATTGTCGTAATAACAACAATTATTTGAATGTATTGATGTAAATGAATATAGATATATATTTATGTGTAAATCGCACATTTTATTTGTTTTTTTAATATTTATTTTTGGAATAAAAATTTCGTGTTTTTCTTTTGTTAAACTAACAAAAATATTATCTTCATCTTCATTACAAAATAAACAAACATCATGTATTGTTTCAATTATTTCACAATTACATTTTTTAATAATATTAAAACATGATTTATATTTTAATGGTTGGTGTCGCATTTCATCATTAAATATATCTTCCTTTATAAAATCTTTACAATGATTACAACGATTTATAATTTTTAATTGATTAACATTTATAAGTTTAATATCATAGTAATTATGCTTAGAACAAAAATCATTCATAATTTTATATTTTGTTATTTCTTTTATGGGTTTGTATTCAATATATTTTTGTATTTTGTATGCTTTTTCCGACATAATATATTTACCATTTTCATGTATCCAATTATTGACAATTAAATCATTTATAGATGGATTAATTTCAAATAAACCAAGACTTTTTTGAATTCTTGAATCATTACCTGTTGGTATTGTTTGTCTTTTGTATTTTTCAATATCATCATCATTTATAAAACACCACTTGTTTTTACAAGGATATGTATCTGAACCACAACAATCACAATTTATTATTGTTTCTTTCCAATTATTTTCGTCTGTCAATATTACACAATTTATAATTTTTTGATAAAATTTTTTAATACATTCACAATTTTTATCATTACATTCACAATTAATTATTTTTGTTATAAGTTCATGTTTAATTGATTTATTATTTTCATTCACTAGTATGTTTTTATTATTTAACATATTATTTTAAAAATATAGATTTATATTTAAGTAATATTTATATATCTTTTTTCAATTTTTTTATGTTTTTCTGTATTTATATGTCGTTCATATAAATCTTTTGATATTGTGCCATAATCACATTTTTTACAATAAAATTTAAATTCTTTTTCTCTTTCCCCTATTGTTCCATGTTCGTTAAGTTTATGTTGTAATAGTAATTGTTTATTTTTCGTTTGATAATTACACTTTTCACATTTTAATGGTTCTTTTATGTCTTTTCTTTTTTTTCTTTCTCCTGTCAAATGTAATGATGTTTTTATATGTGCTTCCCATCCTTGTGTTATATTACATTTAAAATTACATTTTTCACATATATATTTGTATTCTTGTTTTTTATTTTCCATTATATTATTTATTTTATATTTTTTATTATAAATTATTTTTTATTTATATAAAATAATTATTTTTTATTTATAAAACAATTTAAAAAATTATTTTCTAATATAACAATATATGAATACTAAAAAAGCTCCTGATAAAATTACAACAATTAAATGCCCGTTAAAATTAATTTTAAAAGATGAAAAATATAAATCAATTATTTTTGATGCATGTTATAGAACTAATCAAATTGTTATACATACATATCAATTTTTAAGACTTTGGATTTTAAATAAATATAATAATAATGAACAAATACCAATTATAGATGAAAATTTAATTAAAATGTGTTTTAAATCATTAATTAAAGAAAGTAGAGGTCCTAAACCAAAAGGAAATAATTCAAAATTACTTGAAGAATTTAAAAATTTTTATACACACAACTATAAAATTTTAGGTTTAGAAAATCTTATTGATGGTTCATATCTTTCTCAAGTTTTGAATAATATGGCAGTTGATATGAAAACTAATATTGAAAATAATATTAAACTACATTTTTTTAAATATGTAAATAGATTTGTAAATTCATCATTTAGAAAAATAAATAATAATTTAATTGATAAAGCAGACAAGGGAAAGAAAATTGAATTAAGAAAAATTTTAAATAAAGATATTTATGAAATAAAACAAGATTTATTAAATAATACATTAAAATCTAATAATAAATATCACGAATGGATAAATAAACATAGAAATAATATTTTTCCTAAAGATTATAAAAAATCATATGAGTTTGATGTACAAAACGAACCACAAAAATATATTAAATCGATGATATATATGTGCATGGAAATAGAACGAGAAAATACTAAATTATTTCAATTTTTTCCATTAAGAACTGACATAGTTATAAAAAATATTCAGATAGATACAAAAAGTTTAATTGAATTATTTATAAAAGAAGACAAAGGAAAATTATTAAAAGATATTGAAAAATACAAGAACGAAATATGGAGCATGTTTTTTAAATTAAATTCTAAAATATTTAAACAAAATAATTATATTTTTGATTATGTGATATCAACAGATTGTCATACAGTTTCAATAAAATTTTTAAATAAAAAAAATATGGAAGAAGAAACCAAAAAGAAAGAAAATAAAAAAAATAAGAAAAAGGAAAATAAAGAAAAAACCAAAGATATGACAAATGAACAAAAAGAAGAATATAAAAAATTAGAAAAAGAAAATAAAAAGAACAAAGAAACAGAATATAAATTAAAATTAAAAGATAAAAAAGATAAAGCAAAAGCAGAATTTAAAAAATTAACAAAAAACGAACAACAAAAAAAGAAAGATGAAATAAAAAAGCAACAAATAGATAATAATAAGGAATTAAAATACATTGATGATTTAAATGACAACGAATTAAAACAATTAGATAATAATGAATGGGTAGTTGTTGATACAGGAATGCGTGTTCCACTTTATATGAAAAATAAAAAAGGTATTCGTTTCAGATATTCAAATAAAAAACATGCTAATCGACTATGTAGATTTAAATATCAAAAAATAATTAAAAAACACAAAGATAAAAATAACATTAGCAAAATTGAAAATGAATTATCATTGTATAATTCAAAATCTTGCAACATTGAAAAATTTAAAGATTTTATTAAAAATAAGAACAGAGTAAATAAATTATTATTTGAAAAATACAATGATGAAATATTTAGAAAATATAAATGGTATGGATTTTTAAACAAAAAACATACAGATGCAAAATTAGTAAGAGAAATAAAACAAATTTTTGGAAAAGACACAACAATAATATATGGCGATGGTTCTTTTAATGACACTTGTAAAAAAGGAAATATAAGTGTTCCAAATAAGAGAATAAGAAATTTATTAAAAGAAAATTTTAAAATGTATAATATAGATGAATTTAGAACAAGTAAAATACATTATAAAAGTGAAGTAGAATGTGAAAATTTATATATAACAGATAAAAAAGGGAAAATACGAAAAATACATTCAGTCTTAACATATAAAATGGAAAACAAAGAGAGTGGTTGTATAAATCGTGATGAGAATGCAGTAAATAATATGATAAAGATAGTAGAAAATCAAATAAAAAATAAAGAGCGTCCCTTAAAATATAGAAGAGAAAAGATAAAAGGCAATAACCATACAAAAGATAAAGAAAAATAAATGGTCAAGTTTTGCAACTAACTCTTAAATGAGTGCAATTATATTTTTTTACAAAAAAATAAAAGTGTCCCATTTTTTTGTAAAAGGGTGTAATAACTGACTTGTTAAAATAATATCCAAAAGTTAAATGAATTAAATTTTCTGGTAAATTATCAACTTTTCTATTAAAATAATATCCAAAAGTTAAATGGGTTATTTTTTTTGGTAAATTATCAACTTTTCTATTGAAATTACGACCAAAAGTTAAATGAGTTAAATTTTCGGGCAATTTTTTTACAGGTTGATCAAATGACCAACCAAAAGTTAAATGAGTTAATTTTTTTGGTAATTTGTTAACTGATTGATTGAAATCATCATTAAAAGTTAAATGAGTTAAATTTTTTGGTAAATTATCAACTTTTTGATTAAAATATAAACCAAAATTTAAATTAGTTAAACTTTCTGGTAAATTATTTACTGGTTTATTAAAATAATATCCAAATATTATAATTTCTGTTTCTTTGGGTATATCTTTTAATTCTTCATTAAAATCATATTCTAATGTTAAAGTTTTTGTATCTTTATTATAATATTCCATAAAATTCATTATTTATATAGTAATTTATAAAAATAATGTTTTAAGAAGATTTTATTTTATTGTTAAAATAGTTCCAAATGGCTTTTTAATATATTTTTCATAATTTTTCACAACCACAATTTCTTTTATTGTTATTGGTATATTTTCTACTTTATTATTTAGCTTATCATCTCTAAAAAATATAATAAATAATTTTTCTATATGTTCTGGTAAATTATTTAATAAATAATTATTACAAAATAAAGTAATTGTTTTCACTCCCTAATTTTACACCTTTGGAAATTTAAAATGCCGATTTTATAAATTAAAAAACTAACAGCATTAATAAAGTGTAAAAATTTGATTATATCCTATCGTAAAATAGGAATGAAATTTTAAAAGGTTTTTAATTGAATTATTATCACAATTATGGATTTAAACCATTAATAATTCATACCTTGAGTAAATCTTAATAGATTTCTTACTATTCATTACTAATTATAGTTAATCTTATTTTTTTAAATTATTTTTATTATAAATCGGCATTTTTAATTTCCAAAGGTGTAAATAAATTAATGTTTTGGCAAATTATTTACTGGTTGATTAAAGGCAATTCCAAAAGTCAAATGAGTTAAAGAATTTGGTAAATTATCTACTAATTGGTTAAAATTATCACCAAAAATTAAATGAGTTAAAGATAATGGCAAATTATCTACTATTTGATTAAAATATGCACCAAAAGTTAAATGTGTTAGTGTTTTTGGTAAATTATCTACAGGTTGATTAAAATCATCACGAAAAGATAAATAGGTTAAACTTTCTGGCAAATTATCTATTTTTTGATTAAAAAAATAACCAAAAGTTAAATAAGTTAAATTTTTTGGTAAATTATCTACTATTTGATTAAATTTATTTCCAAAAGTTAAATGTGTTATACTATCTGGTAAATTATCTACTTTTTGGTTAAATTTACCATTAAAAGTTAAATGAGTTAAATTTTTTGGTAAATTGTCTACTAATTGATTAAATTTTAATCCAAACTTTAAATGAGTTAATGTTTTTGGCAAATTATCCACTGATTGATTAAAACACTGACCAAAAATTAAATGTGTTAAATTTTTTGGTAAATTATCTACTGATTTATTGAAACAAGAACGTTCATTTCCACTGTAATTTTCATCAAATATTATAATTTCTGTTTCGTTGGGTATATCTATTAATTCTTCATCAAAATAATAAGGCAATGTTAAAATTTTTCTTTCATTATTATAATATTCCATAAAATTCATTATTTTCATTTATACTAATTTATATGAATTATATTTTAACAAGATTTTAGTTAATATAATATTTATTAAAAAATAATTTCATATATTATCATAGATATATCAACATTGATAATAATGAGTAATACAAATTAATATTAATGATTTTGATTTAGTAATTGAACCAAGTGCTTGTGATAGTAGTTTTTATGAACAAAATCAATAATAATAAAATTGAATATTTTTATAAAATCTAATTATTATATTTTGTGATTACTATTTTTCCAGTTTATTTTTGTTTTCTTGAATACTTTATGCGTGTGGAGATTATGACAATATATTTTGCGTTAAATATGTTTCCGCGCTTGTTTGTTTTCAAGCAGATTTTATTTAAATTTATTTTAGTTTGCTTGAATACTTTATGCGCGGAGGTTTATAACTTTATATTTTATGTTAAATATAATAACAAATATATTTCCGCGCTTGTTTGTTTTCAAGCTTGTTTTATATAAATTTATTTTGATTTGCTTGAGGCTATAATCTGCGCGGGGGTTTATAACTTTATATTTTGCGTTAAATATAATAACACTTATATTTCCGCGCCTGTTTGTTTTCAAGCAGATTTTATTTAAATTTATTTTGATTTGCTTGAGGCTATAATCTGCGCGGGGGTTTATAACTTTATATTTTGCGTTAAATATAATAACACTTATATTTCCGCGCCTGTTTGTTTTCA